TGATAAACAAGCATATAATGAAATAAAAACTTATATGGAAAAAGAATTTAAAAAGCCTAGTGGAATAATAAATTATGCTGATAGTAGAAGTGATGGCAATTATAAAGAATATGTTAAAATAATGGAATATATGGGATATGATGGCGTTGTTAATAGAAAAGACCATGAAGTTGTTGCGTTAAAAAAAAGCCAAATAAAAATATTAAAATAGTGCAATTTTGCACTTTTTTTATGCTTTTTGACTAAAAAACATAATTATGTTATAATTTATATAGAGTGCAACAGCACTTACGTATTGATTCACACGTGGACGAGACCACGAAAAAAAGCGAAGGGAGAGATATTATTATGCGTGAATTTTTAAAAGGACTAGATTTAGATAAGGAGTTAATTGATACCATAATGGCTGAACATGGTAAGGAAATAACTGGTTTAAAAGAACAAGTTAATGATTACAAAGAAAAAGTCAGTGATTATGAAAAAAAGATTAATGAACTATCTAGTAAAGCTGATGACAATTCTAAAACATTAGAAGAATTAGAAGCTTTAAAAAAACAAGTTGCTGATAGAAACATAAATGATAAAATTTTAGAAGCACTTGGAGATAAAAAATTTGTTAATGATTATACTAAAAATGCTGTCATTAGTGAAATCAAAAAAAGTCTAGACGATGAAAGCAATAAAGGGAAATCAATTAACGACCTTTTAAATAATTTTACAGAAGGAAAAGATGGAATATTTGCTGAAGAAAAAACTGAGCCAAAAGCTACAGGTACTCAAAGCAACAATTCATCAGTTCCAAAAGAAAGTGGTGTAAGTGCAATTTTAAAAGCAAAACACCCAGAATTATTTGATTAAGGAAAGGAATGATTAAACATGGCTAATCCAATAGCTATAAATGGTACTCACAAAAGACGTGAGACTTATGCAACTGAAGTTTTAGCAATGGCTAAAGCTAAAGTTAATATTTACGAAGATTTTTCAACTGATTATGAAATCGATGGAGCAACTGGAGCAATAAAAGTTCCAACTAGAGATGCACAAGTTACAATAAGTGACTATGACATTTTAAACGGTGTTGAATTAACACAAAGTGCTACTGATTATGTAGACTTACCAGTAGACAAAAACTATGCTATCAATGAATTAATTGATGGTTATGAAGCAGAAGCAGTACCTGATAATATTAGAGCAAATAGAATTGAAGCTGCTGGTTATTCTTTAGGATTAAAGAAAGAAAACATGGCAATTAACGCATTAGTAAATAATGGTACAACTTCAAGTGATACTACTGCTTTAACTGAACAAACTGCTTATAAAAAAATAGCTGCTGAAGTATCTAATATGAAAAAGAGAAATATGGAAGTAGCACAAATGAGAATAGTAATTGATGCAGATACTGAATTATTACTATTAACTGATGATAAATTTGCTAACACTTCAGGACAACTTGGTGCTGAATTAATTAGAGAAGGTGTTATTGGTAAAATTAATGGTGTTCCAGTAAAAACTAACTATTTATTACCAGAAGGTGTTGAATTTGTTATTTATGATAAGAGATTCATCCAAAAATATGAAGTTTGGGCTGTTGAACCAACTATCAAAGATATTAATGATGACAAACATATTGGTGCTTCACATTTAGTAGGACGTGAAGTTGGTGGACTTAAAGTTACTAACGCTTTAGGTGTACAAGTTAAAACAACTGGATCAGTTGTAAGTTTATAATATTAAAGGAGGGCGTTTATGACATTTGAAGGACAATATTTAACTAGACAAGAATATATTGATTTAGGTGGTTCTCAAATCGAGGAAACGCCTTTTAATCTATTAGAATTTGAAGCAAGAAGACAAATTGATATAAGAACATTTAATAGACTTAAAGGTGTTGATAGTGAAGAAATACCACAAGAAGTTAAGTTATGTGAATATAATTTGATAAATAGTATAAATGAATTTGCAAGTTCTACAAATGGTGCAATTAGCACTGGAAATGTTGCAAGTGAAACTACTGATGGTTATTCTGTTAGTTATATAAATGCAAGCCAAATAAGTGATATTGTAAAATCAAAAAATGATGAATTTAATGATATTATAAATACTTATTTATTAGGTGTTGTGTTTAACGGACAACATTTAATGTATATAGGAGTAGATTAATGCAAGTAAATAGTAATATAACTGTTTATCATAAAAATAATGGAGAATGGCAAAGATATAATTACGAAAATACATGGTGGTTTAGTAAAAAAGATGCCGATATAAACAATACATATTCGAAAGACAACGATGTTGATATAAGAGTATGGAACGATAATGATATTAGCAAATTTAAAATTGGTGATATTGTTGTTAATGGTTTATTAGATGTCGATATTACAAGTCAAAGTGATTTAGTAAATTATTTACCATATAACATTATTTTTCTAAAAAATAATAATATTTTACACAGTAATAAACATATTCATATTACTGCTTCATTGTTTCAAACTTATATAGAATTAAAAAAGGCACTAAAAAACAAACAAGACAATGGAACTTATATTGATGAATATATATTGATTGATAATTATTATACACAAAAACAATCACTGCAAGATGAAGTAAGTGCAAGTATATATGGAGCAAATCTTAATAATATATTGAGAATTAAAAGTACAGATAGAAGTCTTGAAGATTATTTGAAAACTAAATTAAATAATCAACAAGATAATATAAGTAAATATTTTGTATTTATAAATGGTGTTCAATATAAAATAATAGCAGTTAATGATGATTACATAGACATTGAAAGATATTAGTAGACTAGAAACTGATATAGTAAATATATTAGGAAAAGCAACTGATAGATTAGTAAATGCTCAAAGAGAAACTGCTATTAAAATAATGGAAGATGCTAAACAGTTAGCACCTGTTGGAGAAACTGGAGAATATAGAAATTCAATAAAAGTATCAGATACAAAAGTAAGTGAAAATTCTATTGAAACTGAAATATATACTGATGAGGTTGTTGAAACAACTGATGGAAAAGTATATAATTTGGGATTTCTAATTGAAAATGGTACAATGCCACACGCCATACCTAACGCTTTCGATTGGGGACGTATATATGGTTATGATAGTGATATGTACAAAAGAACACTAGATCCAAATTGGCATCCAGGTACTAATCCACAACCACACTTTATACCTGCTTTACAAAAAAATAAGTTTAAGTATAAAGTAAATGTTGTTAAAGCAATGTTGAAAGGTGGTAAATAAATATGAGAGAGTTTATACAATCTAAATTAGAAGAAATTGAAGGTTTAGAAGTTACTGCTGAAAATTCAGATGATATATTGGAAGATGGCAAAACATATTTTAGTTTTACACTTTATAAAAATTATCAAGATAGTGATTTAGATAAAAATTATACTTACAATCAATCATTAATAGGTTTTATTAAAAGGTTAGAAAAGCCTACTGAAAATACTTTAGAAATAATTGATTCAATGCAAAATAAAATTGAAGAAAAACTAAAGGAAATAAATATAAAAACAAGTTTTCAAGATGTTTCGGTTGCTAATGGTATTAGAAAAACAAGATGTGTTGGAAATTGTTTATATAATGAAATTAATTATGAAATAGTTTAGGAGGAAAAGAGATGCTAAAATTAGATATTCAAATGTTTGCAGAAGAAGAAACTAGAAATTATCATATTGGTAATGGTACTAAATTAGGTTATTCTACTACTGCTGAAGGAACTAGAACTTATATTAATGGTGTAACTACTATACCAGAAATTGGTGGTTCACCAGACGAAGTTGATACTGATAGTTTAGATAACATGAAATATCATACAACTATTGATGGTTTAATGCCAGCTGTTAAATTAGATATTGAAATGAATATGGAAGATCCAAGTGCTGAAGCAAATATAAAGAAAGTATATGACTTAGAGCAAACTGGAAACACATATTATTGGTTTGTTGAATATTCAAATGGTATAACAGTATCATTTAGAAGTAAAGTAAAATATTCATTCGCTGAAACAACAAGTGGAGAATTATTAAAATTTACAATGCACTTAAGTGCAATAGGAGAACCTACAACAACAATACCAGCAAGTGTATCATTATAATAAACACTAACGAGTGTGGGTGTATTAGCACTCACACTTATTTTTTATAAATAGAAAGAAGGAAAATTATGAAATATTTTGAAATAGAATTAAATGGGGAAGTAATAAAATTAAGATTAACAAGTTCAGATAGTATAGAAATAGAAAGAAAAACAGGAAAAAGTATAATGGATTTAGTGGACGATGTTTCTGTTACAACTATAACTATGTTTTTAAAATATATGCGTAGATGGGAATTACCACAATTCAGTGATAAAGATGCATACGCTTTATATGATAAATTTGTCGATAACGGATATACTATGGAACAAATAATGATAGAAGCAGTATATGAAGGGTTGTGTGTATCGGGTTTTTTCAAAAAAGAGAGATTGGATATACTAAAGAAAGCAATAGCCGAGGAAACAGAAGATACGAAGTAAAAAAAATAACTGAAACTATAGAATATTATTATGATGAATTATTAAAATTGGGTTACATATATAAAGATTTATACGATATGACCATTTGTGAATTATTAAATACTTTTACACAAAGAAGACAGGGAATAGCATATAAAATATGGAAACAAGCAATGTTAAATACTTTTGTAAGAGACCCAGAAAAGTTTCCAAAAACTCCTGAAGACGCTTCACCAGAATTATTCCCACCACCAAAAACGTATAAAATGCCAGAATTTTTAAAAAATGCTAAAAAAGAAGGGAGGTAGTTTATGCAAGAAGAATATGGAATTAAACTTAAAATAATTACTGATGGGTTAAAAAGCAGTATAGATAAAGTTAAAGGAATGATGCATAGTTTTAAAAATGAAGTTAAAGAAGAAACAGAAGTTAAATTTAAAATTGACGATACTTTGACTTTAAAACAACTAGAAAAATTTAAAAGTGATATTGAAACTAAACTTTCAGAATTAAGAGAAAGTGCCGAAATAGGAAGACAAATGAGAATTATTGACCCTAAAGAAGAATCGAACATTAGAAAATTAGAAACAGGGTTAAAAATGGTAGATGATAGAATTGCCGAAATGGGAAAAGAAGCAGAAAGTACTAAACAAAAAATGGCAGGTATATCTATTAACACTAATATGACTAGCAACACTATAGTTAAAGGTTTTGATAAAGGTTGGAGAGCATTAAAGAAATTTGCATTTTCATTACTTACTGTTAGAGGTGCTTATGGTTTAATTAGAAAAGCAGCTCTTTCATATTTAAGTCAAGATAAACAATTATCTAATCAATTACAAAAAACATGGGCAAGTGTAGGTGCGTTATTAGCTCCAATTATTGAAACTATTGTTAAATGGATTAGAATTGGTGCAGCTTACCTTAATTATTTTATTAAAGCATTAACTGGTAAAGATTTAATAGGAAAAGCAGTTAAAAAAATTAATAAATATAATAAATCATTGGCTGGAACTGCAAAAGCAGCCAAATCAGTAAATAAAGAATTAACTACTATGGACGAAGTTACTAATTTAAGTTTTGATAATACTAGTGGCATTGATGATGCAGCAGAAGCATTTGATGATTTTAAAGACATTAAATTAGACCCAAAAGTTACAGCGATATTAGATAAATGGGCTGAAGCTTTAAAGAAACTATGGGATAAATTAAAACCAGTAAGAGATGCATTAAAAGGAATAGTTGACTGGGCTATAAAAAATCCCGATGCCGTATTAAAAATATTAGGTGGTACATTATTAATAAGTACACTTGGTAAATTAACAGGAAGTAAAGGATTATTAGGTTCTTTAGGATTAGATTTAGGAACTTTAGCAACTATAGGTGTTGTAACAGCAGGAGTTGATTTAATATATAATGCTGTTACAGGTAGACATTTAATTGACGATTTAAAAGAAATAATAAAAGGTTTTGATGAAATCGCTGAAATAAGAAAAGCTAATACAAAAAAAACAGAAGGTGATGTCGAAACAGCCAAAGAAATGGTTGATGTTTATAAAGAAGCATCAAATCAATATGAAAAGAATGAAAAAGGTATTAGTAAATTAAATAAAACTATGATGAATCATAATAAAAATAGTTTAAAAGAAATAGATGCAATAAAACGTGAAATTAACATAAGAGGTTATCATAATTCAAACATAAAAGAATATGTAAAGCAAATTAAAAATGTCACTGATGGTGAAAAACTATATACAGATGCTATGTTTGACAATTGGAAACAAGGAAAAATGAACACCAAAGATACAAAAAATTTAACTCAAACAATAAAAGACCAAATAAAGGGATACGAAGAATTAGCAAGAAATACTAAAAATAATGATGCATATCAAATATATCAAAAAAGAGTTCAAGATTTAAAAGATAAATTAGACGAATTAACAATAGAAGATTATACTTGTGAAATTGGAGTGGAAACACAAACAGCCGAAAAGAAAACAACTAATATCAAAGATACATTATTTAATTTAGGAAAGAAAATATTTACTACTAAATTAGAAGTTGAAACTAAAAATGGCGAAAAGAAAACAACAACATTAAAAGATATGATAGGTAATATTGCTAAAAAATTTACTACTACATTAGAAGTTAGTACAAAAACAAAAGATGCTAAAAATAAATTTTCTACTTTCTTAACATCTATAAATAGTGCTTTAAAATTATTTGGTGGCAAAGGTGTTGGATCCGTAGTAAGTAGTACATTAACTTCATTATTAAATAAAATACCAAGTTATGATGTCGGTATAAATTATGTACCAAACGACCAATTAGCAATGGTACACAAAGGAGAAATGATAGTACCAGCAAAATATAATCCAGCAACAAGTGGAATTGGAACAGGAAATGCTGAAACAAATGCTTTATTATATGAATTAAATAAAAACATATTAGAATTATCAAATAAACCAACAGTATTAAGAGTAAATGGTAAAGATTTAGCACAAGCAACTTATAGTGATTTTAAAGATGAAGGTAATAGATTAAATGCTAACAAAACTATTACTATTAATTAAGGAGATGATAAAATGGCGTTATTAGAATACAGATTAGGAACAAGTGGTGCTTTTAGCCCACTTCCTACTCCTGCTGAATACTATCCTAGCTATACACATTTGGAAAACAGTTATGTTTCGGCTAAAGGTTATTTTATTAGAGATATAATAAGAAGAAATCGTGCGAAGGTTACTTGTGGTTGGAAAGCATTAGATACATCACAAATGGCTTTATTACAAAGCTTATATGATAAATCAAGTTTCTATTTAAAATATACAGATAACTATGGTAATAGAGTTATTAAAAAAGTATATGCTGGTCCACTTGATGGTAAAGCAAAGTTTATGGATAAAACTACTTATAAAATATCACTTACAACAGATATATCAATGAACTTTATAGAATATTAGGTGAATATATGAATAAATATTTACAAGATGAAAGAGAAGTTAAAGGTTATGTTGAAATAGAATATTCTGATATAAATAATGATATTGAAGCAGGAGATAGTTGGATATATAGAGAATCAGCTCCAATAAGTGAAGAATATAACATTAATAATAAAAAACTTTCACAAAATTATGCGAGTTTAGAACAAGACTATTTCTTATTAGATGGTAGTTTTGTTCTCCCATATATGCCAGAAGGTGAAACAAATTATTACAACGATAATAGTGGTTATATTACAAACGATATAACTGGAAATTTTCAAAATGGTTTACAATTAATTAATACATTTATAAATGGTAAATCAGCAAGGGGTATAACAATATATTTAAAAGATAATATAGCAGAAAATATAGAAGTAATAATTGAAACAAATGCTACTTATAGTTATATTAGAACGCAAGATGAATATGCAGAAAGTGGTAAAGTATATTATATTTATACCATAGGAGTAGGCTATGAAGAATATGATGTTGAGGTCGGTGATTATATTGGCGGTATGACATTATATGAAAGGCAAATAGACCAAGCTTCAGAAACATTAACATATAATGTTACAGACAATACAAAAGACGTTATTTCATTTAATTTTGAAGAAGAAAAATCAATTTCAACATTAACAATGAGATTTAATGGTTTCGAATACGAAAATAGAAGATTTAGAATGTCATTAATAGATTTTGGTTTAAGTGATTTATTAAAAGACGATAGATTAATTAGTTTTGATGTAATTGAAAATATAGGAGAATTAAATTTAGATTTTCCAACAAATCAATTAACAGTTAATTTATATGATGAAGATGATGTATTTGATATAAATAATCCTAAAGGTTATGCAGATTTTTTAAATCAAGGTTTGCAAGTTAAATTAAAACCACACATTGGAATATTAACAGATGATGATGGTGTTCAATATAATGAAGATTTACCAATATTCTATTTACAAAATTGGAGTAATAATAAAAACGAAATAACTTTAAATTGCGTCGATTATTTAGAAAAAATAAAAAATAGCAAAAATGTAGTTTCGGTCGGAGAATTAAAACTTTCTGAATATATGTGTGATTCTTTAGATGTAACATTAGAAAATAAAATTGGAACACCTGTAAAAACATTTAGAAATTTTATTGATGATAAATATTATATATCTGATTTTTATGTAAGTACAACAAATGCATTTGAATATTTAAAACAACTAATGATTTGGTTATGGGGATATATCTATATAGAAGATAAAAATATAATTATTAATAAAAGAGAAAATACTATTTTATATGATAATAAATTATCTTTAAATAATAATTTATTAGAAGAACCAAAATACACAGTAAGAGATAAAATCAAAAGCGTTTCAATTACAAAATATGGTGGTTTTTACATTAATAACGCAGTGGAAGATTGGCAAGCTGCACCTACAATATATTTAACAAATAGTGAAAGAGCATATAATAATCAACCCGAAGTAGTGGAATTTGATACTTACCATGATTTGCACGTTGAAGGTAGAAATACTAGTGCAAATATAGGTATTTATAAAGTTCTTGATGCTTCTGAATGGTGTCCAGCTGTTATATCACCACCTACTAACATTACATTTTATGATTTAGGAACTGCAACATTTAGTACCGAAACATTTAAAGAAACATTTAATGATACTGGAAAAGAAATAGCAATTGACAATAATTTCTTTGAAAATACTAGTTTGGAAAACGTATATGATTTAAATGAAATATGCCATTCAATTTGTAATAAAATTAATGAAGAAAATAAAACATATAATATATCAATTAATTATACTGGTGATCCAAATATTAAACCAAATATGATAGTACCAATTGAAACTCAATATGGAGAAAAACAAGTAAAAGTATTAAAACATACATTGAAATTTAATGGTGGTTTAACAGGAACAATAGAAGGAGTTGGTGATTAATGTATAATGAAACAATGTATTTAAATTATACAGACTTAAATCAAATTGAAAATAGAATATTAACCCTTACTAATAGATTAAAACAATACAACCCATCAACTCCTACTTTTTCTTCCAAAGAATGGCACATTAATGATTTTCCATATATTCAAGAAATTGATAGAATCGAAAGAGGAGTTAAAGCTTTAGGAGATTATTGGTATAAGCCTGATGGCTGGATTGAAAATAAAGTATGGTTAAATGGCACAGAAACAGAACAAGTAATAAAATCTTTTAGTTTTGAAGATATTAATAGATGGATTGTTGATTTGGATTTAATTGAAGAAGTTATTGGAGATAATACAACAATTTGGAATGTTCAAAGCTTTGTTTATTGGGATCAAGAAAGTGATATAGAATGGAGTGATAATTAATGGCTAAAGTTGAATTTAAAAGAGTTGAAACAGACGCTGAAATTGAAGATATAGATATAAAAGATGGTCAACTTATTTATAGTAAAAGTGGTAAAACATATATGGACTATGGTAATGAAAGAATACCAACTGGGTCAGGTGGTGAAGGTGGTTCTACAGAAGTATATATACAAGATACAGAACCAACTGAAGAAGATGCTAAAATATGGATAGACACAGGAGAAGTACAAAATAGAGGTAGTGAAATAACAAACTCATATTCTACAAGTACAGGATTAGGATATAGTGCTAATTATGTAAATAATTTAGTAGGTTGGACATTAGTAGATACTGCAACAGGAACAACTTCTATTAGTTTAAACAATATTGATTATAATGAATTATATATAATTGGAAAAGCAAAAAATGACGCAAGTGATAATGGAATATGGATAGATTTTTATGTTTTAAAAGATATTTTATTATCAAGCGCAGTTGCTATGAGAAAAGGTTATTATTATGACGCAAGTACAAATGGTATGGTATTTATAAATATATCTAATTCAGCAGTAGAATTAAATAATGCAACAAGAAATGGAAATGATAAAACAAGTGTGTCACAAATAGTAGTATATTACAGATAGGAGGTAAAATATGAAATATAATGACAATGGAATATATAAAGATGTATATGTAAAAGCATTTGATACACTACCAGTAGGAACAGAAGTAGATTATGATGGTAGCACAGTACCTGACGGATGGAGTGAAGTTAGTTCATTTGGTGCTGGTTCAATAGTTAATTTATTTGGAAATATAGGAGATAGTTCTGAAACAGGACAATTCGATTTATATAGTCATATAATTGCTACTAAAATTGGAAATAATGGTGTTTGGAAATTTGATATTGAAGGACAAATGGATATAACTAATTCATCTTCAAATAATAATTGGGGAATAAGTCCTAGTAAAATAAGTGCTTTATTAAATAGTGCTATTAATATACAAGTTCAATATGATAGTGCATTACAATTTTTAAGTCATTGGGAAGCATTTAGAATTTCAAACAAACTTCCTTATTTAGATTTTTATGGATATGGTACAACTTTACAATACAATGATAATGCTTATCTAAATCCGGCAAGATATTATACAACAAGTGGAAATGTTGGTGGATATGCAATAAATGTATTTGAAGATAATTCATATATAAGAGCAACTATATATTTAAGGGAGGTATAAATAATGAGAATAAGGAAAACAAGTCAATATATAGAAGGTGGAGCAAGTCTATCAAATGTATATGGTACAAGTGATAGTAATGGTTATACACAAGAATATATTAATAATAATGTAGGTGTTGTAGAAAGTGGAAGTAATGCTAATGGAAGTTATGTAAAATATGCTGATGGAACAATGATATGTTATGATAACAGGTTTTTTAATATGAATATAACTTCAGAATTTGAAGGAATATATTATGCTAATACGGGAGAAATATCTTTTGCACAATCTTTTATTGCGACACCTACTATAAATGTGACATTAAGAGGAGTAGCAGGCGGAGGTTATTCATTTTATACTCCTTCTGCTACTGGGTTTACAGGTTTTGTTTGGAAAATTCAAAGCAAATCTAATGTAGATTTATATGTAATGTATTTTGCAATAGGAAAATGGAAATAGGAGGTATAAATTATGAAAATGAATAATAAATGGTTTAAAGCAGCAGGAATTAGAGCATTAAAGACTATTGCACAAACTGCAATAGCAACAATAGGTACATCGGCAGTAATGAGTGAAGTTAATTGGTTAATGGTAGGAAGTGCTAGTTTACTTGCTGGTATATTATCTATATTAACAAGTATTGCTGGTTTACCTGAAGTGGAAGAATAGGTGATTAAATGACATATAATGAATTTAAAAAGAAATATAATGGAAAATATGTAGATTATGATGGAGCTTGTGGGTATCAATGCTGGGATTTAGCACAAAAGTATTTTACTGAATGTTTAAAAGTTCCAGCTAGTGTACTTGCAGGTTGTGGTTTAGTATCAAATATGTTATACCCACCAAAAAGAAAACAACTTGATAAATATTTTACTGAAACAAATGACCCTAAAGCTGGAGATGTTGCAATTTGGGAATATGGGCATATAGCAATATATGATAGTAAAAATAAATATTTTTCACAAAATCCTAATCCATGTAAAGTAATAAAAATAACAGCAAAAGGTGTACATTTTTTTAGATTAAAAGGAAGTAAACCTACTACTAAAGTAATATCATACAGAACACATCATGGTGGTAAATGGCAAGGAACAAAAGTAAATGGGCAACAAAGTGGTAACGGAATCAGATGGATAAGTGCTTATCAAATAAAATCAAATGTAGGTCCAGTTTGTTATCGTTCACATTTATTAGGTGGAAAATGGCTACCAGAAGTAAAAAAATGGGATGATACTTCTTCAGGCTTCGCAGGTATAGTTGGTAAAAAATCAGATGCAATAATGGTAAAAACAAGTGTACCAATATTATATAGAGTAAAAACTAAAAAACATGGTTGGTTATCATGGGTTAGTGGTTATAATACAAAAGATGCAAATAATGGATATGCCGGATATATGGGTGATGAAATAACTGCACTTGAAATTAAGTTTAAATAATAAAGTTGACACAATTAAGTGTCAATTTTTATTTTTTTTAAAAAAATGTAAAAAAGTATTGCAAAGTATGAAAAAGTATGATAAGATTAATACAGATAGGAGGTAAAAGAGTGAAAAGTAAAATTTGTATCAGCATTGATAAATCAATATTAGAAACAATAAAAGAAAAGGCAAAAGAAGAAGAAAGAACATTATCAAATTACATAAATAAAATATTAAAAGAAAAAATAGAAAGAGGGAATTAAAATGGAAAGATTTGAATACGCATTATATTTAAGAAGACAACAATTAAGAGAACATAAAAACAGAGCATTAATAGAACAAAGAAAGAGATTAAAAAGAGAAAAAAGAAAAGAAAATATTATATTAGGGGTCGTAGCTGTAATAGTAATAGCATTATGTATTACAATTATAGGAAAAATAAACGAAAAAGATATGAACAATTGCATAAATGCAGGACATAGTAAAACTTATTGTGAAAGAGGTCTATAATATGGTTCGAGATTTATTAAAAGCCATAGGCGATAACATTAAATGGTTTATTCATAAAGAAGAAATAGAAGAACAAATAAAAATAGATACACATAAATTAGATATGCAAAAAATAGAAATATCAAAATTAAGACATTATAAAGAAACAAATGAAGAATTAAAAAAGGAAATTGAAAAATTAAAATTAACAATTAAAAAGAAAAATAAAAAGATAAGGGAGATGAAGAAAAATGAAAAATGAATCAATATACTATAAAATGGATGAACACGACAAAGAAGTATATGAAGAAGTACAAAAAATGACTTGCACTGATTACGAAGAACTTGGAGATTTTATACCAGTCGAAAATTTATGGGCTATCATAGAAGATTTAAAATATGAATATGATAAGCTACAAGAAGAATTTGAAGATTACAAAGAATATATAAAAGAGATTAATAATTAAAAATTAATCTTTTTTTATTTAAAAATAATTTAAAAATACTATTGACTTTATATAAAAATAATGTTAAAATTGTAATAGATAGGAGGTAGGGGAATGAAGAAACAATTGTCTTCTTTATATTTACCTGTTGAATTAAAACAGGAATTATTGAAAGAAGCAAAAGAAAAAGGATTGTCATTAAATTCTTACATAACCATGATTATAATGGAAAGGAAGAAATAATATGACAAGGGATGAATATTTAAAAGAATTAAATAAGGCATTCGGAGATTTCAAATTCTATGAAGAAGACCACCATTATGAATACAAAGGACAACGAGTAGGAATATCAGTTACTAGGCTAATTGAAGAATATACTAATGAATTTGATAGTCAAGCAGTTGCTGAAAAAGTTGCCATTAAAGATAACAAGTCAGTTCAAGAAGTATTAGATGAATGGGAATATAAAAACAAATTTGCTTGTGAAAAAGGTTCTACTTGTCATGAATTTGCACAATCAAGATGGAGTGGTGAAGTATGGCAAGAAAAACATTTTGACAATAGTGAAGAATATGAAAGATCAGTTGAAATTATACAAGGACAAGCAAATGATTTTAGAATTGATTATAAAGATAGATTAGAACACCTTGCTGATGAGTTTGTAATAGGTAGTGAAGAATACGACATAGCTAGTGCTATTGACCATTTATTCATAAACAAATTAACAGGTGGACTTGTATTAGTAGATTACAAAACAAATAGTGATATACATAAAAATGAACGATATGCAAAAAACATGAAAGTGCCTTTATCACATTTAAAGGATTTTACATTGAATCACTATTACATTCAGTTGTCTATTTATAAATATCTTGTAGAAAAATACACTAACTTACAAATTGAAGATATGTTTATAGTATATATGAGTGAAAATATCGACAATTATGAAATTATAGAAATACCTTATTTAAAAAAAGAAGTTGAAATAATATTGGAAAATAGGAGGGAAAAGAATATGAATAGTGTACCAGTATTATTAGTTGGTCCTTCAGGATCAGGTAAAAGCACAAGTTTAAGAAATTTTAATAAAGACGAAGTTGCAGTTATTAATGTTTTAGGAAAACCTTTACCATTTAAAAATGATATTAAAGCACCTAAACTTGATGATTATGCACAAATATTAAAAGCTATTGCAGGAACTAAAAAGAAAACAATAGTAATTGATGACGCTGGTTATTTATTAACTAATGAATTTATGAATAAATCAAGTGTCAAAGGTTATGATAAATACAATGAAATGGCAAATAACTTTTTTAACTTAATAAATGGAATTAAAAATTTAGAAGGTGGCAAGACAGTTTATCTTATAATGCACGAAGATATAGATGAATTTGGAAATGTAAAACCAAAAACAATTGGTAAGCTACTTGATGATAAAGTAAATATTCAAGGAATGTTTACAATTTGTATTAGAAGTATGTTTGACAATGGAAATTATATTTTTAGACTTAAAACAAATGGACAAGATTGTGTTAAAACACCATTTGGAATGTTTGAAGAAGATACAATGGAAAACGACTTAAAAGAATTTGATAAAGTTGTTAGAGATTATTATGAATTAGATAATATTAAAGAAGAAGGAGAAGAAAAAAATGATAATTAATAAACCAAATAAATATGAAGAAGTACAAGTAAATAGTGAGTTCGAAAGATTAGAACTTGGAGGACACAAAGGAATAATTAAAAACGTAGAAGAATATACAAGTACAATAAGTGGAAATACTTCACTAAAAGTAGAAGTAGATACAGCACTAGATGACAAACAACCAAAATATTTTCAAGAACAATATGATAATAATACAGATATGAATAAAAAATGGTCAACAGGAGCAACAAAATATGTGTCATTAAAAGAAGATGAAAATTGTGTTAAAATGTTAAAAGGTTTTATCACAGCTGTTGAAAATTCAAATAATGGATTTGAATATAATTGGGACAAAGATATTGACCAATTAAAAGGTAAAAAAGTTGGTTTAGTATTCGGACTAGAAGAATATGAAGACCAAGAAGGAAAATTAAAAACTGCAACTAAATTAACACAATTTAGAAGTTTAGATAAAATTGATAATATTAAAATACCAAGAGTAAAATTACTTGATGGAACATTTGTTGAATATGAAGAATATTCAAAACCAAGTAATAAAATTGAAAATGATTTTGATACAACTGTTGAAATTGACGATTCAATATTAGATTAATGTTTCACATGAAACATAGCAACTGTAAAAAGTTGCTTTTTTTTGTATTTTTTTATCAATTTATATTGACAATTTATTAATGCTTATTATATAATGATTACAAGAAAGGTAGGAGATAGAAAAGTGTATTATTTTAGAGAAGATATTATTAATATTTTTAATCAAAGTGCAATTGCAAGACAAGTTGGAATAACTGTTGAAACTATTAATAGAATATTTAATAGAAAGCAAGGTTGTTCAAAAATGACTGCTTATTGTATAGTTAAAACGATAAATGAAAATGCTGAAATTTTAGACTACTTTGAAAAAGTAAAATAGAAAGGGTAATAAATATGACAGAAAAAGATTTATTTTCAAAAAAGACATTTATTGACCTTTTCAATATGAATGAAATCGAAAGAATTGAACGAGAAGATGAGCTTTTTATTGAAGCGAAAAAGCTTGGTGTTGAAAAAAGATTTAAAGAAAGCTTAAAAAAATATCAAACATTATTAAGTAAAAAAATATCAACTGACAATGAATTACATTTACCAAAATGTAAATATAATATTGAAAATTATGATATGGGTAATTATACTTGTACAATTAATGGAATAACCGATAGATTTAATACAAAATTTAGTTATATTCCTGTTTTACCAGTTGAAAGATATATTAATGAAGATACTGGAAAAGAAAAAGTAAAGATCATATTTTACAAAGAAGACGAATGGAAAGAACTTATAGTTGATAAAAGTCAATTATCAATTAATCAAAAATTATTATTATTAAGTGATGATGGTTTGGATGTTACAAGTGAAAATGTTAGATATTACATAAACTACTTTAATGAAATAATGAATATAAATGATATTAAAAAATTAGATAGCATATCACATATTGGTTGGAAGGATAATGATTTTGTTCCTTATGATTCACATGGAATATTTGATGGTGCTGATGATTTTAGAAATATTTATAAATCAATAGGAAGTAAAGGTAATTATGATAAATGGAAAGAATGTGTATTTGAATTAAGAAAACACAAAGTTATTAAGTTATTAATGGCAACTACACTAGCAAGTCCATTACTTGAAAAATTAAATTTACAACCTTATATGGTTAATCTTTGGAGTTCTTTATCTGGAAATGGTAAAACATTAAGTTGTATGGTGGCTATGAGTATTTGGGGCAATCCTGATATTGGTGCTTTAAGGCTTTCAAGTAATAATACTCAAAACTATTATTCAGTAGTTGCAAGTTTTATGAGAAACTTTACTTGTTATTTTGATGAATTACAAATTGTTAAAAGGTCAAAATATTTAGATCTAGAAAGTTTAGTTATGGATCTATGTAACGGAACTGAAAAAGGTCGATTAAATAAAAATAGCCAAGCAAGAGAAGTTAAAGTTTGGTTTAATAATTTCTTATTTACTAGCAATGATAAGTTAGTAAAAGAAAATGCTGGTGAACAAGTTTATAATCGTGTTATTGATTTAGAAATAAGTGAAAAAATAATTGAAAATGGGCAAGATATTGCAAAAATTATAAAAGAAAATTATGGATTTGCTGGTCGAGAATATATTAAATATATTCAAAAAATCGGTTTTGATGTTATATTTGAAAGATTTAAAGGTATTTTAGATAAAATATTATCAACTACAAATGCAACAGATAAACAAGCAAGTTCGTTAGCAAGTATATTATTAGCAAATGAATTAGCTAATGAATGTATATTTAAAGATGATTATATTTTACAAGTTGAAGATATTGAAGAATATATAAATGATAAATCTGAAATTAGAACAGCAGTGAAAGCAAAAGAATATATTATTTCAATTATAAATATGAATTCTAAAAGATTTGAAGAAAATAATTATGGTGAATGTTGGGGTATAAAAGATGATTATTATTGTATAATTAATACTCAAGCATTATATAGAGAACTTGAAAAAGGTGGATTTGAATTTAATACAATAAAAAAAGATTGGGCAGATATGGGATTTTTAGAATTAAATTCACAAAATAGATATATTCATCAAACTACTGTTAGAAAAGAAAAAGGAAATTATATTAGATTAAAACTTACTTAATTAAGTAAGATTATTACAAAAAATCTTACCATAAAAAATATGGTTTGACCTTATAAAATAACAAAATCTTACAAACTTACACAATTTTAGGGTATACACATATATATAGAAAAAAATAAAAAAATATAAATTTCCTATATGAAGTGTATATAGAAAAAAGTGTAAGAATAGTAAGTTTATTAGAAAATATAAGGGTTTATGTGTAAGATTTTAAGTAAGAAATTAATAAAAAATGTAAGATTAATAATATTAATTAAGTAAGTTTTATAAAAAATAGGAGGTATTATATGAATTATATTGATTTAGAAATATCTATATTATCTTGTTTATTACAAAAACCTGAATTAATGAAAGATACTATATTAGAAGATAAGTATTTTACAAAACACAAGAAAATATGGTTATTTATGAAAGCATTTTATAAAAGATTTAATAATTTTGATATTACTTTAATGTTATCAATTAGTAAAAATAAATATAGAATAAGTGAATATATATGTTGGTTAGCAGAACAAGAACCTGCTCCTAGCTTATTCAAACAATATGAACAACAATTAATTGATTTATATAATGAATCTGAAAAAGAAAAATTAATTATTAATAAAATATATGAATTATCTAATGATTTATATGTTAGAAATATTAATATTAATGAATTTAAAAATAAATTGGAAAAAATTTATATGGGGGAATAATATGGAACAAAAAAAGAAACATTATGAAGTTTATTATGTTGGCGAAGGAATAGGATGTTATGCACAAGATTATAAAAGAATATATATTGGTGATACATGGGCTACTTCTGAAAAGAAAGCTTGTAGTAATGTGAGATTTAGATTAAGAGATAAAAATAATCCTAATGGAGGTTATTCTACCGATATTATGGGTGATAGTGAAGGCATGGGATATGTTAAATTTAGATATGAAGCAATTGAAATATAATTTAATTATAAAGAGAAAAGGGTGAGAATAATGAATTTACATCAACTTGAAAGAGAATATTTTAAAAGATGGACTAATGGTAGAGAACAAGCAAGTTCTATTGTAGTTAAAAACAGCGAAGATATGGCAAAGGTTAATGAAATAAGAAAACAAGAAACAAAAGACTATGAAATATGGTTAATGTTAAAAGGAATATTAAGAGAAGAAAATAAACAATATTTAAAAGAACATGACGAATTACATTATGGGAAAAAAATAAGGTGATTAAATGAGTAGACAAGAATTAATAGATGGAATATTAAATATAGATAGAGAAATGCGACTAGATGATTTAAAAGATATGACAGATGAAGAAATAAAAAAATTATATAATAAATTATTTGAAATATTGAGAAGATTAAAGGAGAATTAAATGTTAAGTTTTACAGTAGGATTAGGAATAGGTATTATATCAGGGGCAATTATTGGTTTAATTATTATGTCAGCAACAGCTGTTTATAGAATTACTTCATTAGACAAGGAAGTATATATACTTGAAGAAAGAATAAAAGAATTAGAAGGCAAAAAAAGAAGAAAGAAGGTAAACAATGAATAATCAAATTACTATTGAAGAAGAATTAAAAGAAATTAAAATACAACAATTAGAAACAGAAATATATTTATTAAAAGAAATAATAGAAGCACAAAAAAATGAAATAATAGAGTTAAAAGTTAAACAAAAAATAAAGAAATAAAGAGGATAATATGAAAGTACAAGATATGTTAAAGATATATGTGCCTTATTCAGGACTAGATTGGATGAATTATGAAATAATACCAGATAAATTAACAATTCATCATATAATTAAAAAATGCAATGGTGGTAAAAGAACAATTAATAATCTAGCAATATTAATGGAAGTATCACACCAATATTTACATTTAATAGAGCATGTAGATATAGACACATATAATACAATAAATAAAGTATTAAAAGAAATAAATACACAAAAACACGAACCTTATGACTATCAAAGACAGAACATAGAAGAATTATTACAAAATTTTGAATATGAAAATAGATGGACTAAAGATAGAGAAGGTAAGTTAATAATAAAAGCAAAATATAAGAAAAGAAAAATAAATAATTAAATTGGAGGGGAACATATGAAATTATATAGTGAAAATAAAGATTATAAATTATATAATGGTTCAATGTTAGATATGTTAGAAGTAATTGAATCAAATACAATAGATTCAATAGTAACTGATCCACCTTATGAATTAAATTTTATGGGCAAAGGTTGGGACAATTCTGGCATAGCATTTCAACCTGATACTTGGAAAAAATGTTATGAAGTATTAAAACCAGGTGGCTATTTATTAGCATTTGGTGGAAGTAGAACATTTCATAGAATTGCTTGTGCTATTGAAGATGCAGGATTTGAAATAAGAGATACTATTATGTGGTTATATGGTAGTGGATTTCCTAAAAGTATGGACATATCAAAACAAATTGATAAAAGACCTAATAGAAGTTATGAAAATCTTAATTTATTTGGTAGAAAATTAAAAGAACAAAGAGAATTAAAAGGTTATTCAAAAAATGATATTGATAAAATGATGGGAACAAACACTGCTTATGCTTGGTGGGAAGGTAGAAATTATTTAGGGGAATTTAAAATACAACTTCCTGATAAAGAGAATTATAAAAAACTAAAAGAAATATTAGAATTAAATGATGATATGGATTTTATATTTGAAGAAGCAGAAAGAGAAGTAATAGGTAAAAAAGAAAAATTAGAAAGTTATAAATATAAAAATAATAATGTATATCAAACAGATGGAGATAAAGAAAAAATTATGTTAGATATAACAATACCTTCAACAGATTTAGCAAAACAATGGCAAGGTTGGGGAACTGCATTAAAACCATCATTTGAACCAATAATAGTAGCAAGAAAACAATTTAAAGGTAGTTTAGTAGATAATGTAATAGAATATGGTGTTGGTGGAATAAATATAGATGAATGTAGAGTCGGAAATGAAGAAATGAAAGCACAAGTAAGTGGCAAAACAAGTAGGGCATTTCAAAGTGAAGCAACTACAACGGCAGGTGGTAAAGGTATAGACCATATAGGCAGATTTCCTGCAAATACAATATTAACTTATGATGAAACTGATTTCGATGAAGTATGTGGGGGATTTCCTAATACGAAAATTCAAAAAGGAAATAGTGAAAGATATTTAAGTGGTGCTAAAAATAATGGAAACTTTATGTATGGAAGCATAAATGAAACAAATTCTTATGATGATAGTGGTTCTGCATCAAGATATTTCTATTGTGCAAAAGCAAGTAAGAAAGATAGAGATGAGGGGTTAGATGAGTTTGAAGATGGGAATATTACTGATGGTAGAAAAGCAATAAGTGATAGACCATATTTAAGAAAAGAAACACCAAGAAAAAATACACACCCTACTGTTAAGCCAACAGACCTTATGCAATATTTAGTTAGATTAGTTAGTCCTAATGGTGCAACTATACTTGATCCATTTAATGGAAGTGGAAGTACAGGTAAAGCAGTAATGTATGAAAACAAAGAAAGAAATAAAAACTACAAATACATAGGAATAGAACTAACTGAAGAATATTTACCAATAGCAAAAGCAAGAATTGAGTATGTATGTAATTTAATAGAAGAAGAAAAGACTAAAGATAAACAATTAACAATATTTGATATAGGTGAATCAAATGAATAATTTAATAATTGTTGACACTCGTGAAAAAGGACACAAATCTATTTTAAAATATTTTGATGAACATAATATTGATTACATTACAAGTAAGTTAGATTATGGAGATTACAAAATATACAAAGACAATAGTGTAGTAATTGATAGAAAAGATAGTTTATTAGAGTTAGTAGGAAACTTATGTCATACAAGCGAACACGAACGCATTAAAAGAGAAATAGCACGAGCCAAAGAAGATGGTTGCAAAGATTTTATATTTCTTATTGCTGAATCTAAAATTAAATCAGTTGAAGATATTAAAAATTGGAGTTCACCACATACGAAAGTAAAAGGCAGTGTATTACTAAAAATAATGGTTACTATGAAAAATAAATATGGTGTTAGATTTATAATATGCCCTAGACGAGAGATGCCTAGAAAAATAATTGAGCTACTAAAAAAGGAAGGAGAATAGAATATGAAAATAACAATATATGAATTATTAGGAATGGTTAAAGATGAACCTGATAGAAGCATTTATGTTAAATATTTTGATAGATTAAATAAAAAAGAAGATGTGATGTGGGCTTGTAAAGAAAATATTATTTATAAACTTGAACAATTAGTAATTGAATTAAATGACACAGTAGAAATCATAGAAGAAGAAAAGAAAATACCTGAAAAATTAGACCATTTAATTGGTTATGATATACAACAATTTGATGATTTAAAAGAATATGTAGAAATAACAACAAATGATTTATTTGGTGAAGTAAATAAAGTTATAGATACATTAAATCAATTAATAGATTATCTAAAAAGTAAAGGAGAATAAATAATGGAGAAAATAGATTTAACTTATGACGGAAAAATAAAAGGTTTAATTAATGCAATATATAATAAAACATTTGAAGTTAATTACACTATTGATGGGAAAACAGGAAAAACAACAACTACATCAATTTTAATAGACAGCGATGATAAAGGAAATTTATTAATGATAACATTTAATTATCAAGATTTGAAAAAATTAGTAGAAGAAAAAAGCAAAGGAGAATAAGTATGAATAATGATTTTGATGTTATAAAAAATACAACTTTTATTATAGGTATAGTAATAACAATAGTAATAACTGTAGTAGGTTCTTGGGCTATAATTAGATATAATTATGAAGCAGAAGAAAACGAAAGATTAAGAAAGCAAATAGAACAGCAAACAACATTAATTGAATATTTAAAAGAAAAATAATTTAGAAAGCAAAGGTGAGTAATAATGGAAGCAAAAAAAATGTTTGAAAAGTTAGGGTATGAAGATAAAACACCTCGTGTTAATTATGGAATACCAAATAAAAGATATATTAAACACAATAATACATCAGTAAGAACAATAGAATTTGATAAAGCAGGAAAATATATTGATATAACTGAAAAATATAATGATATAATTGCAGAAAGTTATGAAAATTATAACTATTTAGATTTTAATGAACTACAAGCAATAAATAAACAAGTAGAGGAGTTAGGTTGGTATGAAAGATGAAATAAAAGAAATATTAGATAATTTTAAGAATTACGAAGAAAGATATAAAAAATGTAATGAAAATCAATTTATAATTTTTTATAGAGATATACATTTATTATTAGATTATATAACTAATTTACAAGAAGAAAATAAAAACAGTTTTGAAAAAGGTTATGCAGAAGGAATAATTGTAGCAGAATTAGATAATGAAAATGAGTTTATTGTAGCATATAAAGAATTAAAACAAAGAATAGATAAAGCAATAGAATATATAGAAAAACAAGAAGATTATTTTAATGATTATCCATTAATAAATAGACAAGATTTATTAAATATATTAAATGGTGGTGATGAATAATTATTGGAGGAAGTAGAATAACCTCCAATTTGCATTTACACCAAACCTATGTTATAATTAATCTAGGTGGAAATCAATAGCCACCTTTCAACCCCTTTTTATTTTAAAAAAATAGGAACATTCACACATACCTCCTATTTTTTTATTTACAAATCGCCAATTATATGTTATACTTGATTTAATAAAAAGGTAGGGTACGCTTATGTTATACATTAATCCAAATTGGAACTACAAACAAATATTATCTAATCTAAAGACGTTAAGGCACGACTTCGAGGATGCTTTAGCGTCTTTTTCGTCTTTTGAGCTTCACGAAAAAGTATTATTCGTCTATGAAATTAAAAACGCAATATATTCTCTCAACTTTGAATACTGGAAAAAAGACAGAATCTGGGAATACCTAAACAACGATCTTTCATTTGCTATTTTACAAAACTTTAAATAAATGATATAATCTATATGAAAAATTCAGTAGAAAAGTAGGTGATAAACTTGCAAAGAGCATTTAAGACTGAAAAAGATTTTGAAAACAAATTCAAAGAATATGTTAAATATTGCAACGATAATAGTCGTATGCCTAATGTTGCTGGATTTGCAGTTTACGCTGACATTAATCAAGATACTTTTTATGCTCAAAAAGAATATTATTCCGAGACTTTTAAAAAGGTTAATGATATTTTAGAGGATGAAGCTATTAATAATCATACTTTAAATGACGCAAGAGTTATCTTTTATATGAAAAATAAATGTGGTTATAAAGACAAGCAAGAAATTGAAAACAATAATCAAGGAAAAATAACAATAGTTAATTCACTTCCAAAGGATGATGAAGATGAATCAAACAATTGATATTAAAAATATAATTGCCCCACACTTTTATAGAACATTTAATAGCAAGAAAAGGCACCAAATATACAAAGGTGGACGTGGTAGTACAAAAACAAGCATGATAGCTATTAAGATAGATGAATTTAACCTTGAATATCTTAATTGCAATGCTATTATAATTAAACGATACCAAAATACAATTCGTAATAGTGTATTTAAAGAAATAAAGCGTGCTTTAAAGCGATTAGGTTTATATGAAGGCTTAGATTATACGGCAACAGTAAGCCCTTTTCAAATACACATAAATCAAACTGGCAACAATATTTATTTTGCTGGTGGCGATGATTACGAAAAGGTTAAAGGTTTTATTGATGAAGATGCACCAATTAAAATGGTATGGTTTGAAGAAATGACCGAATTTGATGACGCTGATCAAATAGATCAGATTATAGCAACATTTTCACGTGGTAATGATGATTGGTTTAGTGTTTTATATTCATTTAACCCACCAAAAAATAGATTTCATTGGGTTAATTTATGGGTTGAGAAAATGCGAGAACGTGATGATGTTTTAATTCATCATAGTGATTATAGAACTGTACCTGAAAAATGGCTTGGTAGAGAATTTATAGCAGAAGCTGAACGATTAAAAAAATATGATGAAAAGCGTTGGAGATGGATTTATCTTGGCGATGTAATAGGCATTGAGGGGCTTATTTATAACCCTGATTTATTTATTATAGAAGAACCAAACTATATAGAAAAAAATAAGTTAAAAATATTATATGTAGACTTTGCAATTGACTGTGGACATCAAACAAGTGCGACAACTTGCATGGCGTTTGGTTATGCTAGTGATGGAAGATATTACTTATTAGACACATATTATTATTCGCCACATGAAAAATCAAGAAAGAAAGCACCAAGTGAATTGGCACAAGATTTATTTGATTTTAGATTATATATTTGCAAGAAATATCAAACAATAGTAGATAATGAAACAATAGATTCAGCAGAAGGTGCATTAAGAAATCAGTACTTTGCAATGTTTGGAATTGATTTACACCCAGTTAATAAAGGAAAAGATAAAGAAGAACTTATTGAATATTCGCAAGATTTTATTGATTTAGGTAAGTATGTAATATTAAACACACCAAACAATTGGATTCATATTAAAGAAATGAAAAATTATATGTGGAAAGAAGATAGTTTAGGAAAAGGTAAAAAACCTGAACCAAATAAAGAAGAAAAAGAACTAACAAGTGAAATATATTACAACACACACACAAATGATTATTCTTATTATTATGCAGATCATAGTTGTGATGCTTTTCAATACTATGTTAAAGATAATTTGGAAAAATTAGGATTAGAATTTTAAGGAGGAATATAAATGACAATTTATGATGATTTAAGAAAACAATTAAACAAAAAAGGAATAAATATAATTAATACTGACTATTATGATTTAATAGATGTATGGAATAGTTGGTTTAAAGGAGTTGTAGATGATTTTCATTTTTACAACATTAAAATAGCTGATGGAAGCACAGTTGAAGTTGAAAAGAAAACAATGGCAATGGCAAAAAAATCAGCAGAAGATATGATGAAACTTAACTGGAGTAATAAATGTGATATTAAATTAGCAACTGATGAAAAAACTAAACAATTATGGAAAGTATTAGACAGTAAACAAAACAACTTTACTATAATGTTTCCACAAGTACTAGAGCTTGCATTTGCTTTAGGTACAACAGGAATGAATGAGTATAAAGATGAATTAGGAAGAACAAGAATAGAATATATGCTTGATCCATCTTGTATAATTCCTTATGCTTATGATAATTTTAATATAACAGGATTTGTAGCATTAGACAGATGGCAAGAAGAAGAAAAAGGAAAACCTATATACTATACACATTTAACATATCATGAATTTAAAACAGAAAAAGACAAAAAAACTGGTGAATTAAAGCAAATTTATAGAAAATTAAATGAGCTTTATAAATCAAAAGACCCTAATACACTAGGTAAAGAAATACCATTTGAAGAAAAATATCCTAAAGTAGAAGAAAGTGTAGAATATGAAACTGACACACCACACTTTCAAATTGTTAAACCACCAATTGTAAACAATGTAGATATTAGTAATCCAATGGGAATAAGTATATTTGCTAACTCTATTGATAAATTAAAAGCAATTGATGACAAATATGATAGTTTTGATATGGAGTTTATAGATGGTAAAAGAAGAATATTAGTTGATAAAACTGCTTTAAAGGCTTCTCCACAAGTAGACGAAAACGGAAATGTTACACAAACATTATACTTTGACAAAAATGATAGAACTTATGTTGCAATGAATGGGATGAAAGACCAACCTGTAAAAGATATTAGTTTTGATATTCGTTATCAAGAACATATTGATTCAATTAATTCAGAATTAAGTTGGTACTCAGGAGCAATAGGTTTAGGATCTGATTATTATAAAGTAGATGGTAAAGGAAACGCAACAGCAACTGAAATATTAAGTGAAGATGATGAGGCATTTAGAACTAAACAAGTTTATGAAACTGTTATTAAAGATGTTATCATAGATTTAGTTAAGTCAATATGTTTCCTTGAAAAAATAGAATTAAGTGAAGACGAAATACAAGTAGAGTTTGACTATTCAAGATTTGAAAATCAAGAAAAGACACAACAAAGACTTGAAAGAGAAGTTAGTAAAGGTATTACAAGTAAAGTTGAATATCGTATGAAAGTATATGGTGAAACAGAAGAAGTTGCTAAGCAAAAAATAGCACAAATTAAAGAAGAAGAACCAAGTGTAGATGATTTACTAGGAACTAAAAATGAAGAATAAGGAGGTAAATCCTTATGTTGAATGAAAAACAAATTGATTTAATAATAGAACGCCTTGTAAATAGAATTACGCAAGGCAATTCTTTTATATTAAGACGAATGGGCAAAGTATTAAACAAAATTAAAAATGTTGACGATAATAAGATTTATCAATTGCAACAAGAACTTAAATATGGCGATGATTTTAATGAAATAATGGAAAAGATAAGAAAAATCACTGAATTAAATATAAAAGATATTGATAAAATATTTATGGAAGTTGCTAGGAAGAATCAACAATTTGCAAAAAAATATTATGATTATAAAAATATAGATATGATACCACTTGACGAAAATGAAAGTTTAAAACAAGTTGTAAGTACATATTCAAGAGAAGTTATTAATAATTATACTAACATTTCAAACAATGTTGGCTACACTTTATTTAATACTTCGGACATATTATTATTCTTACCATTTGTCATGACTTATCAAAATTTCGTAGATTATGCCATTTTAAAGCGTTTTTTAGGAAAACAAGTATTTATACAAGAAATTGAATTACAAGTCAAAAAAGTGGCTAAAAATGGCTTAAAAACGTATGATTATAGCAATAATCGTGCTTATAGGCTAGATAGTGCCTTAAAAATGGAAATGCAACAAGGTATTCGAGATATGACGAATGACTTACAACAAAGATTTGGTGAAGAATACGGAGCAGATGGTATTGAAGTAAGTGTGCATGAATACCCAGCACCAGATCATGAATTTGTGCAAGGTCATCAATTTACAAAAGAAGAATTTGAAAAGTTCCAAAATGATATGGATGCCAAAGATATTAATGGTGTAGTATTTCCTGCAGAATTTGAAGGACATGATAGACGTGCTATTGGAGAATATAATTGTTATCACTATGTTTTCTATGTAGTATTAGGTGTAGATGAACCACAATATTCACACGAAGCTTTAAATAAAATAGTAGAACAAAATGACAATGGTTTCTTTTTTGAAGGTAAACATTATACAATGTATGAAGGAACACAATTACAAAATAAAATTGAAAGAGAAATACAAAGCCAAGAAGATGTTAAAGCTATGGCACATGAAATTAATGATAAAGATTTAGAAATGAAATCACAAAAAAATATTTTAGATTTAAGTTCTAAATATAAAGAATTATCTGATGTAAGTGGATTACCTACTAAAATAGACAAATTAAAAGAATGGGGTTATAAAAAATTGTCAAATTTAGATTAAAATAAACACAGAAATGTGTTTTTTTTATGTAAACTTTAAAAAAAAATTTTACAAATTTAACGAAAAGTGTTGACTAATTATATGGTTATATGGTAATATGAATATAAGAGAAGAGGTGAGATGATGCGTTTGTGGGATTATCGTCTTTTAAAAGTCTTGCCTGATAAAATGATAGTTTCTCAATGGAGAGAATGTATGGCAATTAAAAGACAATGGGAAAAAGGAACATTAAAACATAGGTTAGTTAGTTATGTTCAAAACTATTCAAAAGATTATTTTATTGCTTATATAGTAAGATTAAGTGTTGAACTAGACAATAGAAACATCAAATATAAACATAAATATTTTGAGGAATTTTATAAATTTTGTGATGGTAAGTATTATAAAGAGCCATACCCTGAACACAACGACCGATACCTAAAACAATGTTATTATAACTTACAAGAAAAGTATGATCGTGGAATCATAACAAAAGAAGAATGGCAAAAGATAGAAGATTTAATAAGAAAAGAGGTGTGAATGATGAGTATATTTAATAAAACAATAGAATTATGCCCTTATTGTAAAGAACCATTAGTATGGACTTTTATATATCCAGGTGCTGAATGGTATTGTTTGAATTGTAAAAATAGTTATCCTATGTTTTGCGATAGTATTTCAATAGAAAAAGATGATGAAGATTTTAAATATTATGAGATAAAACAAAGAATATATAAAAATATATTTAAAGCAATAGAAAAAGATTTTATTCCTAAAAGATGTTATAAAAACAAATGTGAAAAATGTGAAAAAAGAGAAGAATATCATTATCAACATTTAACTAATTTGGAAAAATTAAAAGATAAAGTTGCAAGACAAACTTTAAAAAGAATTAAATTTAATAAAAAATAATTAAAAAGATTTATTTAAGGAGGAAATATGAAATTTAATGAATTTATAATAACAAAAACCGAAGTTGACAGAAAATGTTTTATATATGATGAAATGACAAGTATAAGTTTTGGCGAAATAGAAGAAGAAATAAAAAAAAGAACTAAAAATTTAATTATAAAAGTATATGGAGAATATGATGTAAAAAGTAAGATAGAACCTTTTGTATATTTACAAGTATCATTTGAAGGATACAAATATAGAACATTATTGGAAAAGAAAGTATTAATAGATAAAAATGTTAATAATTATTATGATTATTTAACAAACAATATTATACATCAATTTGCAAACAAAGTATTTAAAAGTGAGGTGGAATGAAATGAAAAAAATAATTTTATTAATAATATCGATTTTATTATTAACAGGTTGTGGAAGCAAAGATGTTGATGGGAAAAATAGTGAATTAGTAACATATTGCGATAAAAAATATGGTGTTGAATATATAAGAGATGTTGGCATTTATAGAGGTGGTATAACTGTTAGACTTGATGAAAATGGTAATGTTATACATTGTAAATAATTTAGAAAAGGAAGTGTCGTAAATTGAATAAAAGATATTACACAGTATTAAATTGGTTTAAAGAATATGGGTTTACAATAGTTAAGGAAAATCCTTCAACTGCTTATTGGTGTGAAACAATAATGAAAGACCCATTAGGTAATACTTGCAAATATGAAATAACAAATAATAATATTTGGCGTATGAAAAATGGTAGAATATCTTATGGAAAAACAAAGACAGAACTTTACTATAATTTAGATAAAATTTATAAAAAAGGAAGTGGAGTAAATGAATGAAGAAAGATTAAATAAATTGTTAGAAGATATTGATAATGCTTTATATGATTTAAAAACTTGTCAATGTAATATTAATGTTACTACAAAAGGGCATAAATGGGAAACTCATTATGGATTAGATGATGATTTAATAAAATATATAAGAAAAATAGAAAGTTCCAATAAAAATTTACAATCCAAAATAGACAAGGTTATTGAATTTATAAAAGAAAGTAATACATATTATGAAATAACACATTATATTCCAGAAGATGAAAAACAATTTAAAATTAATATGGAAACACTTACAAATCATTTATTAGATATTTTAAAGGAGGATAAATAATGCCAAAACTAGCAAAACAATATTATCTAAATGCAAAAGGTGAAAAGAAAGTTAATTGTTATAAGGTAAATATATCAAAGCAAATTATAGATAAAACAAATTTAGAAGATGAAGAAATTAAAATAACTATAAAAGATAACAAAATCATAATTGAAAAAGCATAAGCTATTTGCCAAATTTGAGATTTAATGATATAATTTTATTCGGTAAGGGTAAAAGGAGAAAAAACATGACACAAACAATAATTAATACAGCAATCACATTTATAATTAGTAGTATTTTAGGTTATTGTGTGAGTGTTATTAAAAATTATAAAGGCAAATTAAATCAAAAAATAGAAAATGAAAAAGTGCAAAACATAGCACTACAAACAATATTACAAAGTCAATTAACAAATATATACTTTGTATATCAAGAATTTGGTGAGATTCCAGATTATGTATATAAAAACTGGCTTAATATGTTAAAAATATATGAACAACTAGGTGGAGATGATTATATACATACACTAGCTGATAGAATGAAAGAATGGAAAATTAAAAAGACTGATATATTAAAATAATTGACTTATGAACTCCAAAAATAGTATAATTTAATTGGGGTTGGGAAAGATACTAGAAAAAAGTATCTTTTTTTGTATGTAAGGAGGTGAGTTATGTTTAAAGATTATCATAAATATTTATCGACAAGTCTTAAAGTGTATCTATTTGTATTAGTGTGTGTGTTTATAATGAAAGTAGTAGGAATGGATTATTTCGGTTTAGATATGTCTAATTCAACTATTAAAAATATTGATTCATTTTTAAACAAATATTATTTATTAAATGTTTGGTATTTAATTAGTTATTATATTTATACTATGGTTATAATAGATATTAGTTTAAATAGAAAAATAAATAAATTAGTATGTTTATTTATTTCATGTATAAGTCTATTAAATTTAATATTTATTAAACCTCACATGAATAGCCTGCAAATAACAATATTTGATTTTGCTTATTTATATATTATTATTCTTATTTTAAATAAATTTGATAATAAATGGAAAATGTTTAAAAGATATATATGTTTAGTTATTTTAAATATAATGTTTCAAGCAGTTTCATTATTTGTTAGAAATGTAGGCTCAAATGAAATATATATTGAAAATTCAATATTGTGGATACTAATTAACTTAGATTATATTATTTTAAGTATAATTAGTTATAAAGTATATTTTATGAAAGGAGATAATGAAAAATGGGTGGATCATATTTCATCTTCGCTAAAGAAGATAAACTTAAAGAAGCTGCTAAAAAAATTGCAAAAAAATTATCATAATTTTAAGCAACTACCAAAAGTTGAGAGATTATCTATTATTATTTACATAATATTAAGTTTAATCTGGAACACATTAAGTTTAATAATAATCTTAATTGTTGCACAATTAAATCACACATTTATTGAATGTATCTTTATTTTAACTTCATTTTGGTTGTCTAAAAGGACTTTTGGCAAACCTTTCCATTTATCAAGTATGGCACAATGTTTTGTAATTTCTAATTTAACTTACTACGCTTTAAATAGAATTACAACGCCACTTGGAATAAGTATACTTGTTCCAATATTACTTGGTGTAGGTTTATCTTATGTTACTTCTAAATTCGTGAAGAAAGCATATAAGCCATTATATAAAGGAATGCCTGAAGAACTATTTGAAGAAACGATTTTAAAGGTTGTAGATAAAGATAGTATAAAATATAAAGTGTGCTACGATTTTTATATAACAAAAGAAAGTGACGTGTCATTATCTTTTAAATATAACTATTCAGTGGCAGGTATTAGGAAAATAAAAGATAGGATCAACAACAAGATAAAAGAACTTAAATAGTTCTTTTTTTATTTGTATCTTTTTGTATCACTAATAAATTATAGAATTAAAGTAGAAGGAGGCAAGAATATGATAAATCGTAATAAAACACATTTATTATATTGCCTTCTTCTTTTTATTTAATTAAAAGGAGATGATTAAATGTATAACAATCCATATTTTGCAAATTATAATTCACAACCTAGTATAGACAGAATTAACGCACAAATAAATGAACTTGAAAAAATGAAAGAACAAATGCAAAAACCAATTCAACAACAACCTACTAATTTAACACAAAATTTTCAATTAGCACCTACTAATAATCATACAGTTAGATATGCAAATACAATAGAAGATGTTGAAAAAGAACAAGTATTTTATGACACGCCTTTTTTTAGTAAAGATATGAGTGTGTTATGGTTTAAAAGTGCCAAAGGTGATATTAAGACTTATGAACTTAATGAAATAGTACCAAAAGATAGTAAAGATTTTGAAATTGAATATTTAAAATCACAAATCGAAGAATTGAAAGGAAAGATAGATAATGAACAATTTAATTCAAATGTTAATACAGAACAAAATGCAACAGATACCAAAAGGAATGATGAAACAAATGGAACAACAACTGAAAAGACAGAACCCACAAGCTTTTCAAAAATATCAAGAAGCAAGAAAAAATAACAATCCACAAGATTTATTAAATGAAACAGTAAATAATTTTACGCCTCAACAAAGACAACAATGGGATCAAATGATGAGTGTTTTTAATCAACAATCTTCTAAATAAGGCTAATAGCCTTATATGAGAGTATATGCTAGTTTATGTACTCTCATATAAGTTTACTAGCAACTTAAATATAATAGAAAGGAGAAATATTAAATGAATAATGGTATTCAACCAACAGTAGAACTTGCTACTAACAATGGTAATGGTTTTGCTTATCCAGTAATGCCTATGATGTATGGTAATGGATACGGTAATGGTGGTTTTGGTTGCAGCGGCGATTGGGTTTGGATAATTTTATTATTTGCTCTATTTGGTGGTAATTGGGGTAATGGTAATGGTGGTTTCTTTGGAAATAATGGTTTTGACAATGGTTTTGCTTGGCTTTCAAATGGTCAAAAAGAAATTATGTCAAACACAAATAATGGATTTGATACATTACACTTATCTAATCAATTAGACACAGTAAATAGTGGTATTTATTCATTATCTAACCAATTATGTAACTGCTGTGCTGATATGAATAGTACTGTAAGCAATGGTTTCTATAATGCAGAAATTGCTGCTAATAATAGAGCAGTAAATCAAATGCAAGATACTTTTGCTTTAAGCCGTCAATTCGCTGACTGCTGCTGTGATAACAAATTAGCAGTTCAGGACTTAAAGTCAACAGTAATTAGTGAAAATTGCTCTGATAGAGAAGTATTAAGACAAATTGGTCAAGATATTCTTGTAAATCAAACTGCTAACACTCAAAAGATAATTGATGAAATCTTTAGAGATAGATTAGATGAAAAAGATGACAAGATAGCAGAATTAAACAGACAATTACAAATGGCTGATTTAAGAGCATCACAAATAGCTCAAACTCAAGCAATTACTTCGAATATCTATAATGAGTTAAAAAATTGCCCTATTGGCACAGTTCCGGTGTACGGAAATCAAGCCATATTCAGTTGTCCAAACAATAATGGATGTGGATGTGGATTTAACACAACAAGTCAATTTATTTAATAGCATATAGTCGATTACGACACGCTCGATTACGAGAACTTGCTAATTCCATACTAGAGTGGACACCCGTCCGTACTAGAGTGGACTAGAGAATAGGCATAGTTCTATTCTCTATTTTTTTAATTATGAAAGGAGAAAGATAAAATATGATAGAAACAATTATAAATGAACCATTAGCATTACCAAGCAATGCAAGCCCTATAACTTTTGATGAAACCGATATAAGAACAAGATGTGCTTCTTGCTGTGGTTGGTTAGATTATTCAAATGGAAATCCTAATTTTAAAATATTTGGAAATGGATACACAGGTTATTATGATGTAGAATTTAGTGCTTCTGTAAGTACAGCCGATCCGGGCGTTATCGCCATAGCATTATTTCAAGACGGTGTCATGATTCCAGACACATTAAGGGCGGTAACAATTGCAGCAGCTGATGATTATGAAACTATTTCTTTTGATAAGAAATTAAGAGTCTGCCCTAGAGGTACTACAAATCTATCAATTCAATCAGTTTCAAGCGTGCCAACGCCTACATCACCTACAACACCAATATCAACTACACAAGCAATTATAACTAATGCAACATTTAGTATTTCAAGACTTAATAAATAATGAGAAATAATCTTGATTTAACATCACTTATTTTGCAATTATATAGTGTTATTTTATTGCTACAAGATTTTAATAATACTGATTTAATGAGAGAGTTGCAAAAACAAGATACACAATATTTTGAAAAGATTATTAAAAACCAAGAAGAAATATTAAACCTTTTACGAAAGGAGGATAACTAATGCACGAAAAATTAACAGAAACAACTGAAAAAAGTATTGAAAAAATATTAAAAGAAGGAATTACTACCAATAATTTAGACCATCTTTATAAATTGGTAGATATATACAAAGACGCAAAGGAGGTAGAAAGTATGAACAATTATGGAAATTATGGAAATTATGGTGGAAGAAGACCTGGATACGATACATATGGGAATTATGGAGAATATGGTAATTATGGAAGACAAGGTCGTGATATGAGATACCGTGGTGAAGAAGAATTAGATAGAATGCACGGAGAATATGGAAGATATATGGAAAGTCGTAATAGATATGGTGCAGGTGAAGAAACAGATAAATCATTTCATTACATGGTAAAAGCACTAGAAGATTTTATCAAAGTATTATATGAAGAAGCTGAAGGTCAACAACAAAAACAACAATTAAGACAAGCACTTCAAAATTCAATGATGTAATATGTATAGATATTATAATAATAACCCAGATAATAGACATATTGATGACTGTACGTTGAGAGCAATTAGTTTATTAACTAATAGAAATTGGCATGATGTTTATGAGGAATTAAGTACACTTGCAAATGAAGATAGTTTAATGATGGATAGTGTTGTATTTATAGAAGATTATTTAGATGACAGATACAATAGAGAATGCCATTACTCAAAAACCATCGGAGAATTTGCAAATGAATATCCTTATGGAAAATATGCAGTGACGACTAATGGTCATATAACTGCTATTATTGACGGAATTATATATGATACATTTGACCCAAGTGATAGAATTATGAGATGTGCTTGGAGAATAGAATAGGCTGTATTTTACAGTCTTTTATTTTTATGTTATAATTATCGTAGGTGATTTTATGACTATAGCCGTTGATAAAAATAGTATAAATGTAGTAAAAAAAGATAATAATGAATATCTTTATTTGTTTGACAATGAAGATTATAAAGAATTAATGGCAACAGGTCTACATTGTATTGATTATAGATATTGTGAGTATGTAGATATAAACTTGACCGATTATGATGTAGAATGTATTAAGAAAGCAAAAATCACTGATAAAAATTGGGATAAGGTTGAAAGAAAAGATTATAAAATAGGTATAATAATACCAAACTATAATTATGATCATACAATAGAAAAGTGTTTAACTAGCATATTTAATCAAACTTATAGGAATTACGAAATAATATTTGTAGATGATATGTCTACCGATAAATCCGTTCAAATAGCAAGTAAAACATATAGTGATTTTTTAAGTAGACAAACTCTTGATAAAGATTTTGGAGAATTAAAAATAGTTCAATTAAAACAAAAAAGATTAAATGGTGGTGCTAGAAATGAAGCATACTTGCATTTAAGCGATGATGTAGACTATGTGTATTATGTAGATAGTGATGACTGGCTATACGATGAAACATCACTTGAAAAGATAAATAACAAACTACAAACTCAACCAGATGTATTGTTTGTGGGAATGGCAAGTTATAAAAATAATAAACTATCAACGTGCTTTATTCCACAATATAAAGACAAATACGACGCAATTAAAGGCTGGTCGGGTAGTTGTGGTAAAGTTATAAAAAAAAGCCTGGCAACACGACAAGAATGCCTATATAACGAAGGTACATTAAAAGAAGATAAAAACCAACATTGTAAGATATGTATTTATATGAAAGATTTTAAATTATTACAAAAACCAATATACGTATGGAATCAACAAAACCATAAATCAGTTACAACTATACGTGAAAAGATAATATGGGGGACAAGTACAATAAGACATTATGCTGATACATTACAATTAGCATTAAGTGTTAAAGGACAAGACGAGAAAATAGATAAAATATTAGATGATAGAGTAAAAAAGACTAAACAAGAAATGTTAGAAGGGAAAGATAGACAATGGTAATGAAATATATTATACTTGCAGACAGTAGTGTAGGATTTGAAACGCCAAGACAATTAAGTGTAATAAATGGAGAACCATTAATACAAAGAACAATAAGATTATTAAAAGAAAATGGAATAAATGACATTATAATAACATCACATGATAAAAGATTTGATAATTTAGGAGCAAAAAGATATGAACCAATAAATAATTATTATGAGCCTAATTTTGATGATTATACTTTAAATAAAGGGTATTGGTTAAATGCTTTCCCTATTGAATTAATAAATGAACCTATATGTTTCTTATATGGAGATGTCTATTATAGTGAAAATGCTATTAAAACAATTGTAGAAAGTAAAACAGATAGTGTATTGTTCTTATGCAGTTATGAAAATAAAAGTAAATTATATATAAAAGAACATGATGAGCCACTAGCATTTAAAGTAGTTGATTATGAATTATTTAAAAAGCATATTAAAATAGTAAAAGAAATGAAAGATAAAGGACTATGTTGTAGAGAACCTATTAATTGGGAACTATATAGAAGCATAAATGGACAAGATATAAATGTCCACGAAATGACAGGTAACTATATTGCAATAAATGATGAAAGTTGCGATATTGATACAATAGATGATATAAAAAGTCTAAAAAGAAAGTTAGGAGGAATAGAAATGATTAAGGTAGAAGCATTACAAGAATTTACTCTTGCAAGATTTAATGAAATTGAAAATATTGAAAGAGTAAGAAGAAGCGAAGAAGGGAAAATATTTACAGGAGATAAATTTGAATGTGAAAAAGAATTATGTGATTATCTATTAGGTGCAAACCCACTAGGCAAAGCAGTTGTTAAAGTTATTGAAGTTATACCTGCAAAAGTAGAAATTAAAGAAGAACCTAAAATAGAAAAAAAAATAGAAACTACTATTAAAGAAGTAAAACCAAAATCAAATAAAAAGAAAAAATCAAGCAAGAAATAATCTTGCTTTTTAGAAAGGAGAATAGTTATGTCAAATGATATAGGTGGAGTATGGCGTACTGTTGGTGGTAGACGTATTTTTATTAAAGATGGTGAAGATTTAGAAACTGCTATGAAAAATAGTGGTAAATTTAAAAAAGAAGAAATAAGAGAAGAAAATAATAATAATGAAAAAAACGAAGAACAATATAAAAATATAGTTTACCATGGAACTAAAACAGATTTTGAAGAATTTGATGAAGAAAAAATAGGTTCTAATAAAAGAATTGGTAATGCTGGTTTAAATGTTGGGAAAGGATTTTATTTTACAGAAGAAAAAAATGTTGCCGAAGGATATGGGAAAGATGGATTTGTAAAAAAAGTTGAATTAACGATAGATAAACCATTAGATTTTGAAAATTACAAAGGTGTTTCTTCAAAGCAAATAGATGATTATATAAAAAAATATGAGCAAGATAATATTAAAGCATATAAAGAATTTTTTGGTTATGATGATAAACAAGCATATAATGAAATAAAAACTTATATGGAAAAAGAATTTAAAAAGCCTAGTGGAATAATAAATTATGCTGATAGTAGAAGTGATGGCAATTATAAAGAATATGTTAAAATAATGGATTATATGGG